CCTGCCGTATTCGGATTGCCTACTAAAAATTTTAATTTAGAGCTTGCATTTTCAAATTCATTAATAACTCTTTGCCTTTCTTTTTCAGAAGTATCCCCGAAAAAAGAAGCTGCACTTTGTTCCCCAAACAATTCTTTTAGTTTATTGGTGATAGAAATAATGTCGTATCTAAACCTAGACCAAACAATTAATTTCCCCGAAGTCTCTTGGCATATATCTATTAAAGCATCTAACCGGGATGTTGGAAAACTAATTGTTTTACCCTCATCTGATTTTAAATGACCCGAAAGTATTTGTTGCAATCGGAGCATTTGTGTAATCATTTCTTGAGTAGATACAATCTCTCCATTATCAAACATAAGCAATGCTTCTTTCTGTATTTTCTTATACATTTTTTCTTGGTCTGGAGTCATTGTTACATACCGAACAGTATAAATCTTTTTGGGTAGATCTAAGCAATCTTCTTTTAAAACCCGAAAGGTAAAAGGTTCGAGTTTCTCGGTAAGTTCTTCGAGGTTCTTATAACCTATGACTTGTCGAAAGGATCTAGGACCCATCTGTTTTTGATTGAGGATAGCATATCTGCCTTGAAAGGAATAAAAGGAACTATGCCCTAAAGCACTGTCTTGTAGAAACTCACATTGAGAATAAAGATCCATAGGAGATTGTGTAATGGGAGACCCAGTAAGAATTCTTTTATATCTAAAATGCTTGGCTATCTTTAACAAAGACTTAGTTCTTTTTGATTTTGGATTTTTAATTGTTGTAGATTCATCTACTGCAATCAACCCCGACATACCATATTTTTTTGCAAACCATTCAGCAGCCTCAACTCCTTTTCCACTTGCATTTGAAAAAGCTTCAACATTCATAACAAAAATTTTCATTTTGTTATATCCAGCATTAATCATTGTATGTATTTCTTCTTTTAGTGCTTTTGTTAAATTAGCACTCCATTTAGATAAATATACTGGTACAGTTTCCCAAAAATGTTGTGGTATTTCTTTTTCTGTCCAGTTTCTGTATACTCCTTTAGGTGCAATGATAAGAGCAAAATGGATTTCTTTCTCTATATGTAATCTGGCAATATCATCAATAAGAACTTTTGATTTACCAGTTCCCATCTCCATAAAAAAACCAAAATGCTTTTTACCAGTACAGGCTCGAAGAGCATCTATTTGATGTTTAAATGGTTTAGTTTTAAATTTGTAGTTGACTTTCATAAATGTCCTCCTATATGTTATATATATAGTAACAATCCTGTTACTTGTCAAACTTAAACCTGAAGAGGATGTACTTGTCATGAAGACAGATATTTTTGAAGAAAATATGTTTGTAGATTCAGATACGTTAAATAACGTAAATGTTGAAGAAACAAAAAGCCTATCTTCCTTAGTTCAACAACTAAATGATGTTTCTAGCAAAATTACAAAATGTGAGGAACATTTAAAAGTTTTGAAAAAGGAAAAGCAAAGACTATCCATTGAAACTATTCCAGAGCTAATGGATGAGATGGGAATAGAAAGGTTAGATGTAGATGGTGCAACTGTTACGTTGAAACCATTTGTATCTGCTAGTATCCCATCTGATCGAAGACAAGAGGCATATACTTGGCTTCGTGAAAATGGATTGGATGACATTATTAAGAATGATGTTATCCTATCGTTTAGCCGAGGAGAGGATAATGTTGCAGGTTCTTTAATGGGAGAATTAGAGCAACGTGGTTTTCATCCCGAAAGCAAAACACACATACACTCAATGACACTCAAAGCTTTTGTAAAGGAGAGAGTGGAAAAGGGTTTACCAATAGATCTTGATTTGTTCGGTGCTTTTGTGGCTCGAACTGCTGACGTAAAAAGGAGAAAAACATAATGGCTAGTCAAGCAAACTTACCTGCAAATATTATGGATGATATATTTGCAACTGCGGGGGAAGGTGTTGATTATGATACATCTGAACTGCAAATTCCTTTTGTGAGGGTAATCCAGGCATTATCACCACAAGTAAAAAAGAATGATCCTGCATTTATTAAGAACGCAAGTGCAGGTGATGTTTTCAATACTGTTACAGGACAGTATTGGGAAGGAGAAAAAGGAATACACGTTGTTCCTTGTTTTCAGCAAACCAAATATTTTGAGTTTGTACCTAGAGCCGAAGGAGGAGGATTTGTGGGAGAGGTTGAGATAAATAACCCAGACATTTCCAAAACTCAAAGAGTGGGTGCTAGTGAAATATTACCTAATGGCAATGAGTTAGTTAAATCTGATCAACATTTTTGTTTGTTATTAGGTGAGGATGGTATGTTTCAACCAGTGATTGTGGATATGAAATCAACGCAACTAAAAGTATCTAGACGTTGGAAAACACAAATTGCTATGTTGAAAATAAAAGATCCGAAAGGTCAGTTAAAAACTCCTGCCTTGTTTGCAACAGTGTGGTCTTTAAAGACTACAGAAGAAAGCAACGATAAAGGTAGTTGGTATAACTGGAGTGTTGAAATGGTAAAACAAGTAGATGATAAAAACTTGTTTTCGGAAGCAATAAGCTTTCGTAATTCTGTAAAGTCTGGTGCAGCTAAAGCCGTGGAAGAAGATCATGGCTCTGACAACGAAACTGAACAAGTACCATTTTAATCTGTTAGGGGATGTGCTTTTCTCCATGGGTGCATCCCCTATCTTTTGGAGAAGTTATGAATTTAACCGATAGGTTTATGTTGGCATTCAAAGGTTCTGATTTTGCTCATGGACAAACTGAAATTGGTAATAAAAGAAGAAACGGTAAAACTGAAGCAAAAAGTTTTATTGTTAAACAACCATTGACTAAAGAACTTATCCAAGATCATTTGGATGGTAAAAAAGGCATTGGTTCTATTCCGATTAACAAAGATAACAATTGTTACTTTGGTGTTTTAGATATTGATACTTATCCAATAGATCATGTTGAAATTAGGAAAAAGTGTGAGAAGTTAAAGCTACCATTGGTTGTTTGCAGATCAAAATCTGGTGGAGCACATTTATTTTTATTTATGAAGGAAGCAACAAGGGCGGCAGAGGTTCGAGATTATTTGGGAGAGATCTCTGCAGCATTAGGTTATTCGGGTTGTGAGATATTCCCGAAACAAGATGAGATTTTATTTGAACGAGGTGATGTAGGTAATTTTATTAATCTTCCATACTTTGATGCGAATAATACAATTCGATATGCGATAGATAAAAAAGGTGATGATTTAACTTTAGAGGAATTCTTAAATGAAATTGACAAGTCAAAAGTTTCTTTGGCCGATTTGGAAAAAATAGATTTCGGCACACAGAGAGAACAATTCAAAGATGCTCCACCTTGTTTGCAGATGTTTCTGTTAATGGGTATTCCCGAAGGAACGAGGAACAATGTCATGTTTAATTGTGGTATTTACGTAAAGCGTAAGTTTCCCGACTCTTGGAAGGAAAAACTGGAAGAAATGAACCAAAAATACTGTCTTCCACCTTTACCAGCATCTGATATCGTAACTTTACAAGGTCAGCTAGATAAGAAAGAATATTTTTATACGTGCAAAGCCGAACCATTAGTGAGCCATTGCAACAAATCGCTATGTATGACCCGACAGTTTGGTGTGGGAACTTCTGAAGCATCTCCTGAAATAGGTGGTCTTACTATTCTTTTATCTGATCCAAGATTATATTTCTTAGATGTAGATGGTAAAAGACTTGAATTGACTACAGAGCAATTACAAATGCCTATACAGTTTCAACGTGCTTGTATGGAACAAATTAATTTTATGCCACCTTTAACTAAATCGGGAGATTGGCAACCAATTGTAAATGATCTTTTAAACAATGCTACAGAAATAGAAGTATCAGAAGAATTAACTGGCTTTGGTCAGTTTAAAGAACTTTTGGAAACTTTTTGCATGAGTAGAATCAGAGCAAAGTTTGCAGAAGAACTCGCAGTAGGAAAACCTTGGACAGAAGATGATAAGACTTACTTCACTATGAAGGGTCTTCAAGAGTTTTTAAAACAGCGAGGTTTTACTTTATACAATCGTCCACAAATCCAACAAAGATTAAAAGATATGAATGATGGAAATGTGTGTAATGGAATGTACAAGGTAAAAGATGAGAATGGGAATTGGACAAACATAAGAGTTTGGTGGGTTCCCAAATTTAAATCAGCAGAGGTAGAGATACCTATTAACAACGAAGAGGAGTTTGAGGAAGATGTCCCTTTCTAACAAATACATAAAAATAGGAGAGATTACCGAAATTCTTGGTGTTTCTCGATCAACAATATACAAATGGGTGGAAGAGGGTTCTTTCCCGAAACCAGTTCATTTTGGTGATGCAAAAAAGAATTCTACTATTAGGTGGATTCAAGAAGAAGTAGAGGAGTGGCTAAAGCAAAGACCAAGAGAAAAAACAGATGGATGAGAAACTCCTGCTTGGACCACCGGGATGCGGGAAGACGTACAGACTCATTGAGATAGTTAAGAATGAACTACAGAATGGTGTTTCTCCCGAAAAGATAGGATTTGTTTCGTTTTCTAAAAAGGCCATAGAAGAAGCTAAATCACGCACTGTATCTGAACTAGGACTTGCGTTGGATGACGTTCCTTGGTTTAGAACTTTACATTCTATCGGTTTTCAGTGGTTAGGCATGAATACTGATCAAGTTTTAAATGCATACGATTTTAATAAAATTGGTGCAGAGGTTGGAATGATTTTTGATAACAACACTGCAACTTCTATGGAAGATGGTATGTTACCTGTTTCAGTTAGAGAAGGTAATAAATATTTAGAAACGATAGGAAGAGCCAAATTACGTTGTGTAAGTTTATCTGATCAATATAATTATAATAGAGATTATAAGATGAGTTGGCCTATGCTTGTAAGAGTAGATCATGTTTATCGTAGTTATAAAAAACAAAACGATAAGTTTGATTTTACAGACATGATACAGTTATTTGTAGATCAAGGTACTGCCCCGAACCTTGATGTTTTAATTGTAGATGAAGCACAAGACTTAACACCATTACAATGGAAACAAGTTAATATTTTAAAACAATCTGCACAAAGAGTTTGGTATGCAGGAGATGATGATCAAGCCATTCATAGATGGATGGGTGTGGATGTAAATCAGTTTATGAAAATATGCAATGACATAGAAGTTTTAAAACAAAGTTATAGAGTTCCGAAGGAAGTACATAAACTTGCAAATAGAGTTGTTAGAAGAATAGACACAAGATTTTCTAAAGAGTGGTTTCCGACAAGCAGAGAAGGAACCATAGATTATTATGCTCAATGGTATGATGTGAACATGGATCAAGGTTCATGGACAGTGATGGCTAGGACAAATAAAATAGTTAACTCCATAGCATCTGGATTGAGAGATGAGGGATATTTGTACGAGAGATTTGGTAGACCAAGTATTAATTTAAATTATATAGATGGCATAGAAACATGGGAGTCATTACAAAACGGTGATTCTGTTCCCATAGCAGCCATAAAAGATTTTTATAAAATAGTTCCCAAACAAGGATCTAATGCAGTAGTAAAACGAGGATTTTCTAAATCTTTAGATTTTTTAGATCCAGAATCAAGTTTGGATTATGATGAACTAGTCTTAAACCATGGATTACTGGAAAGAAAAGAAACACCAGGTGTTATGGTTGTTAATATGTCCGAAGACGATCAACATTATTATAGAGCCTTGATAAGAAAAGGCGAGGATGTAAGAAATCCAAGAATAAAACTATCAACAATTCATGCTATGAAAGGTGGTGAAGATGACAACATTATGCTATTAACAGAGTCAGCTTATCCTTGTGTAGAAACTCAATTTCCAGATGATGAACATAGGATTTTTTATACTGGTATAACAAGAACAAAAAAACAATTACACCTTATAGAAACAGGTTCAAAGTATAGGTACGATATATGAAAAGAGAAGAAATATTAGAACGAGCAGAAACTCTTATTAATGGCGATAGAGCAAAAGATTATGGTGATGCTTATCTCAATCACAAAAGGATTGCAGATATATGGTCTGTGGTTATGGGTAGAGAGGTAACAGTTAAAGAAGTTATCTTGTGCATGATTGGTATGAAAATGGCACGATTGGTGCATGATAGCAAAGAAGATTCATGGATAGACATTTGTGGGTATGCAGGACTTGGTGGTGAGTTGGATGCAGAATAGTCTTTTTAAAAGTGCTTTACACTATGAATTAAAAAATGAAATGGAGATGCCCGAAGTTGATTGGGTTGCTCCAGATGAGTTTCCAGATTTAAGAAATTGTGATTATATTGCAGTAGACTTAGAAACCAGTGATCCAAATCTTTTAACAAAAGGACCTGGTTGGGTTCGTGATGATGGTTTCATTGTAGGTGTTGCCATAGCAGCAGGAGATTTTACTGGTTATTATCCTATTCAACATGAAGGTGGGGGAAATATCTCTGGTCGTAGAGTCAAGGAATGGCTCAAAGCACAGTTGGCTACTCCTCACATTCCAAAGATTATGCACAATGCCTTGTACGACTTAGGATGGTTACGAAGAGCAAAGAT